AGATAGTTCCTTTACGTAAACCATAATGTAACTAGGGTTCGGGGCTTCACTTAACACCGGTCCTCTGTAAAGGACTGGCATAGAGATGAACTCATCTAGGACTCTCTGTCCGTCATCGTTGACCCAAGTGTTCTTACCTCTTCCGGTAACCATATCTTCCTCTAGTTCTTTGAAAACTAAATCTAGGGCTTCCTCGAAAGGTATGCCGTATTCTTCTGCTAGTGCTGTTAATTTCTTCTTTGGCATTTTAGTAGCCTCCTTTTGTGTATGTTATAGTTTGATAATCTCTAGCGTCAATGTGGTCGGGACCATCGCCGGAATTAGCCATACGTAAGTAACGTATAACATCAAAGAAGTCCTTGAGGGGTTCGTCCATCTTTCCGTTAGAGTTGTAATTAATTAAAGAATCTATCAAGTTGCCGCAGTCCTTGTGTATATAACACATAGGCTTATTGGCTTCATCTATTGGTACGTTAGGGTTGTAACTGAACCACTCGTCCAACGCCGTGATCCCTAACTCCTCTGTGCGTCCGTCACTAGGAATGAAGTTCATACCAAAGTCATAGAAGGCTGTGAAGAGATCATCATTGTTCTCATTCTCTCTAGCAAAGTATCTGGAGTCCCCGATTCTCTCCGTTACCTCTATCCCTAACTCGTCCTCTATTTCCTTGAAGAGCTCTACGTATCCCTCTACGTTGTACCCCACCTTTTTCGCGGCTGGTCCGAATCTCCACTTTGGATCGCCAAAAATTGCCCACTCTCCGTATGAATCACGGTCGGGGAACTCTCGTCTAATAAAGACGTTATTATCTCTATCAACTCCAGCCCAGATTGCAACATAGTTTCTAGCTCCGGCTGGGTCGACCACTTGATAACAACTATAGTTGGACTTATCAGTGATGTCTGGAAATCTTCTTCCGTATTTATTGGGTACTTCGGATAATACATTTACTTCTGTGTTAAATAATGGTAGCAGACTTGTCATTGACTTCACGGGCATACCGTAAGCACGAACCATAATCTCCTCCTCTGGGCGACCTCGAAGGTCTTTCGCTATACGTTCGTAACCACCAAAGGGGTTCTCGTCCGAATGGAGATACACAACTCCGGCATCTCTATCTGGACTGTACTGCTCTATAGGTAGCTTCTTGTTCTTGAGTAGCTCCGCTTCTCTAGTCTGTAAAGTCTCGGCACCCTTGAGGTACTCAGATATGAAAGGTGTGTACCCATCAATTGGAGTAAATCCAATCACCATCTTAGCATCTCTGGTAGCTAATCTAAATCGTAGGGTGTTTACCAATGCCGCATCCCCCAAGTATTCGTCCAACCAAGCACCGAGGTTCAAACCACTAGGCTTCTTGAAGCCAAACTCAAAACCCTCCAAAATTGTCTGATTGTTGCTGTACTGCGTATAAGTCTTGAAGTCTACACGTGTCTTAGTATCTGGGAAGATAAACGAACTCCCAGTGAATCCATTCTGCATAGAGAAGTTGATATAACCGTCTACGCTCTTCGTCTTTCGCTTGAACTCCTTCGGCATCATCTCCCATATCGCCGCTTGCTGTACCTTCACGGAAGTATCTGCGTTTTGACTGAAGCACACTATGTGTCCGTTATTGTTCTCCATAACGGCTTGCATAACCATCTTCGCACACCCAGTGGTCTTACCACTTCTATTTCCGCCGAGAACTAAGCACTCGTTCTGCTTATTGAGACTGGTTCTCATTCTCTCCCATCCGGCTAAATCAAATCCGTATCGTATAGGATCTTCCTCAGCTGCTTGTATCCTACCCTCGTGGGCTTGGTACAAAGCCTCTAGTAACTTTGGGTCCTTCTCCGCTAAGAGAACAATCTCCTCGTCCGTAGGAGGTACTAAGAAAGGATGCCTAGAAAATGTCAGTTCCATCTGCTTCCTCCTCTTCTTCGGCTTCAGCGTCCCACACTATGTCCAAGGCATCTAAGTCCCCGTCCATATCTACTTTGGTTTCACTGATAAGCATACGTCCTACCCTATGGTTAGTATAATCATAGAATAAATCTCCGTCATCATCCATAACTATAAACATATAGTTACTAAAATGCTCGCCGAGGTTTCCCCGGATGCGGTCAAAGAGGTCATCGTAATCTTCATCAATCATTGTCTGACTCCTCAATTATCTCCGCATCGTCAACCCTCTTCATTGCCTCCAGACGCTCCTTGGCTGCCTTGAGGGTATCCTCGTAGTCCTCTTGGGTAATTACCTTACGCTCCTCCGATATGCTCGTAGCCTCTCCTCTAGTGGTCATAGTCTCCCGGAATGCGTTAGCCTTTGCTATAGACAACTCCTTGAGGTCTCGGAAGGATACCTCCATTTCTGGGTCATTCTCCAATCGGTCACGTACCTTATCCACGAGATCCTCCTCCAATGAACTCAACTGCATATAGTTCTTAGCCGCGATTTTACCAGCTACGTCCCGCAATTGTCCCAAGTGGTCCGCGTAATCAACCAGCACTTGTATCACCGTAGAGCGTTGTATGTTGTACTTCTTGACGATCTGCGTCTGGCTCTTTCCGATGCTGTACAAGTACAATATCTCCGCGACCTTCATAGGATTGTGGCGAGACAAGCTCTTGACCTTCTGTAACTCCTTGTCGGCGGCTATCTCCTTGATGGCTTCTTGTATGCTCGATTTGAGTTCGAGTTCATCATCTGTGGGCTTTTGAGGCATAAATTTTTTTAAGGGCTGATATATGTATATATGTATACAGAGTGTGGCAATTGTCTGACCGCCCCGCCCCGTCTATAAAATTTTCTAATAGTTTGCATTGGTTTTTCTAATATAAGTATATCTAATAGTTTAAATTAGTTTCAATAATGGATAGTCAATCTCAATTAGTTGAGACTGTCAATAAGTTTTTCTTATGTTTTGAATAATTTTTTCTTTTTTTCGAATAAGGATATATTTAAAGCAATCATTTAGAGTTATTTTACCCATAAAAAATAATTTAAAAAAAAGCTTGCAATTGTTTTTATTGGCTCTTATAAATTTAATTATCTTTTAACAATAACCTATTAAAACAAATAAATTATGCCAAAAACAATAAATATAGACGAAGTAAGACTATTAATAAAAGCGTTGCCATTTGAGGCTTTAGAAGCTCTTTTAACTAGCAACAAATTTACTCCTAAAATTGAAAAACAACTTTTGATTGAATGCCAAATGAGAGATTTGATAGAAGATAAAAAACCAAGATTCTAAAGATTAATTGAAGTATTGCTTGCAATGCTTCTCTTTAATTTTTACTAATCAAAAAAAAATAAATTATGAAAAACAAACAATATATAAAGAAAATCAATGATTTTTGCGATCATTTAGTTTATAAATTAAACAATGTCGGATCGTCCGCTTATGGTAAGATTCTTTACAATATGGAAAAGAAAGAAGCGAATGATAATAAAAGCTATGCTTTAGATCATAAACATTCTGTAACAAGTGAAGCAAAATTCTTTCTGGTAAGACATATACTTGAAACAATCACCAATAAAGAAAGATTTGATATAAAGAGCGTTTTATTTGTTCGCCAATCTTGCATTTATGCTAATTCAATTTCCATAAATTATGAAAAGGAAATAAAAGAAGTCATAGAAGAAAGCAATTTTCAAGTTGAATTCTTTTTAGAAAATTATGATTGGAATGTTTACATCAATCTTCTAGAGAATCCGAATAACTATTGGAAATAAAATAAAGATCAATCAAGGTATTGTTTAAACAATGCCTTTATTTGATTTTTATAAACCTAAATAAATAAATTATGAAAATAAAAATATTAAATAAAGTTAAGATCAGAGGAAAAGAAACGCCTCTTTTTAATTATCAATACATTGCCGAAGATGGCACTCCAATATCGGCAATATTTCAAGCAACTAAAAACGCAATCCCTACCTTATGAAAGACGATCTCAACCAATTAGTCAAAGGTGGTACAGAAACGCTTTTTAACGCCGTTTTTGTCTCATTGTGTAGCATTGGAGCAATAATTGCTTTGATAGTAATATTAATAACTAAATAAATAAATATGAAAACAAATGAAATAAAAGAAACTATTGTATTTAATTATAATGATTCTTACTCGATACGAAAAGCCGAAAAGCGTAAAGCGTATTTAGAGAACAATAATTATTCACAATCATTTACTCAAAACATAGGATTTGATAAATGGAAAATAGTTTATACAAAGCAAGCGGTTTAAACACCGCTTTTTTTTATGAAAAAAAGTCTTGCAATCAATAAAACAATCAAATATTAAATCAAATATCTTAAACAATAAACCTATAAATATATGAAAACATCAAAGCTAAAAAGAATGATAGACAGTAAAAGAGCAATCGTTGAAATAAATGATAAACGCCAAAATGTAATCAATAAACTTAGATCAAAGTACAGAAGTAAATTTTTGAAACTTTGGACTTTAAGTAATACTGGAAACCCATCAAAAGAAGATTGGGAGTTTATGAATAAATATGAAAGAGTAATGGGAAAGCTAATAGCTAAACAAAGTAAAGTAATATAAATTATGGAAACAGAAATACAAACAATCGAAAGACTAATTAGACAAGGTTCTTCAGTTGAGGAACTTTCTAAGAAGTACCCAAAACATATTGATCACATCAAAAGTTATAGGGAATTTCTTATCGAGCAATCAAAGCCTTATGTCCATACTGATAAAGCAGAGGAAAATTTCATTGAAGAAGTTTTCGAGTTAGCTTTTGGGGATAATGCAATCAATCGAGGTTTCACTTACTCAGAGGTACTATCTGTACTGAAGAAAGATAGTGAAACAATAAGTAAAATTCACCAATTATTAGATGAAAGAATATAATGAAAGATAAAACATATGATAAACCAATTTACTTTGATGTAGATCAAGGTATAACCGCCGTTCGTAGGTTCGGCGTTTACGCTCGTAGTGAAGAGGAAGCTATCGAGAAAGTTAAGATCGGCGAATATGAAGTAATGGATATTGAAGTCCTAGAGGCTGATGAACCATATGTCATTGACGCTGACGAATCAGAAATAAAAGAATAAATTATGAAACAATCACAGAAAAAACAATTCCGAAAGGAACTAACCGAGTTCGCTAAGAGCTACGAAAGAAAACCTAATTATATTGACGCAGTAAGACGTGTTCAAGGTCTTGAAGAATGGTACAGAGACCTAGACCGCCAAAATCTTACTGAGGATGTTATAGACGCAATGGCAAGCCATTACGACAATCAAACGATCTCAGAAGGTAGAATCTATATAAGCAGCAACCCAAACTGGAAGGAATAAATATGAGTGAAACATATGTAACTACAGTCGAAGTGCTGCAAAATGATTACTACAGTATCTTTGCTGAATGCGAGATCACTTATAGTGAAATAGAAAACGCCGAAACTCACCCATATGGAGACGGATTTGCTACGCACAATTATAGTGAAATAGAAGTCGAAGATGTCGAAATCCTATGCTGGTATCGTGAATTTGATTGCGATAAAGAGATGGAACAATGGATACCGGAGCATATGAAATTCTATAGCGGCTCAGAAGGATTAAATTACGAAACTAAACAGAAGATTATTACAACCGCCGAAAGCTCAATAGATAGCAGTATATTACTATGAAAAACAATAAACACCAAGAATACAAAGAAAATGTTTGTTCAATATTCTTTACTGTAATATTCTCAATTATATTCTTCTTTATGTTAATAACTCAATTGGTAACTGATTTTGTTACTAATTTATTCTAATCTAGAATTGTAGATACACCTATCCTTAAAAGCCACAAGCCACATATGCAACTCATTCGAAACGCACTTGATCCACATTACATACAACGCACGCATCTTATCGAGATGAATTGTGCTTTCCGTTGCGACTTTCGCTACGCTCTTTGGGGTAGTATCGATGTCTTACCGGTATCGCTCTTACCTAATTATACTCAATATAAAATATGTGTCAAGCACTAAATATTGGCACTTACCTAACCTATTAATAATCAAATGAATAAAAATACCACACACGCCGAAAATGAGCCCAGTTTAACTGAGTTCGTTGTAACCGAGACTTACTATATCAAAGCTAGGACTCGTGATGAAGCCTACCAGATGGTAGCAGATAATGATTTCAAATACGATGGGATCAGAAAACATAATGTAAACATAGAAGTAAATTTTTAAATATGAAACAAGATAATACTATAAAATTCTACATCTACCCAGATGGAATCGCCGATTCTATGGGATCAGATGAACTCGTCCTAGTCCGTAACAAGCTAGGATCTGTGGACTCTAAGTTCGTATCGGACTTAGTACAAGGTGACTACTACTGCGAACGCATACCGGCACCATTGCCACCAAGGAACGCCGATGATATACTACGATTCATTACTGAGAATGAACTAACCTTAGCTTATGTTAAAGATAGTTTAGATAAGACTGTGATGCTTGAAGTCGGCAGAGGATCAAACATTCTTTGCTCTACTGAATACTCCGAGGATTGTATCCGTACTGCTGTTGAACCCTTAATGGATATGGAGGAACTATAATGGAACAAGACCCATCAAGTTATTCAAAAGAAGACCAGTCCAAATTTGTGGACAAGTGGGAGAACAATATTGAAAAGATCGAACGCAATCGAAAGATAATGCGTGAAGGTCGTGAAGCAGCAGAGATATATAAGAATCTTGGGCTGATGGCAACCGAAGGATACAACATTCGCCGAATTGACAAAATCCCTTAGTAGTGAACATTTGTTCACATACCTCTCTCAAGCCCCTAGAAATAGGGGTTTTATTTTTTTGTTGACATCGATTTCGGTGTCTGTTATTATGATTTCATAATCTTAATAATGAGATTATGTTCCTTGAAAAAAATATGAATATAAAACAATTAGAAAACAAAGCTCGTGAAGTTATGCCAAAATGGCTTCAAATTGAGATCGATGATATAATCGAAATTATGGAAGCTGAGTTGGAAAGTGATCCAACCTCTTGGGGTGACTGGGACTTCTTTGAAATATTCTTTAATCTTCTAGGTGATAGTGACCTAGCTGATGAAAGATGTTTCAAATTAGCAGTAACGAAAGTTGAACGACATATTGGAGTTCAAAAACTAATAGATGGACGCTGGGAGTTCGACAAGCAATGGAAAGAACTAATAACAGAATAAAAGTAAACTGACTGACACTCAGAGCTTGACAAGTCCTCTCATTCGTGGGAGGACTTTTTTATGGGAAAAGGAATGTCTAGCAAAAAGGGGTACAACCACAAGCTATATGATCAAAACTATGACGATATAGATTTTAGTTCTACCAGAAAAAAAGCAGAAGAAAACAAAAAGAAAAGAAAGGAGAAAGAGTGAGTCACTTTTATTTGACACTCGTGTTAGAATGTTTACATTATGAAAAATAAACCTAATAGAAAAGTAACTGATGCGAGACCACCTAAACACAAGAGATATTTTAGTCGAGGTGATATAAGAGAAGATGGTATGGTATTCTGGAGGTATTCCAGATATGGTACTAACGGAGAAAACTGGGTAACTAAAGAACTGTTTGATAAAAGATTTGAGAAATCTAAAAAACAGCTTCAAGAAATGCGATCTAAAAATCCATCTTGGAACAATGAGTATATGAAAAAGTATAGAGAAGTTCCAGAGAATAAATTAGCCCACAATCAGCGAAAAAGAATTACTAAAGCCCTCAATGGCATACTTAAATCAAATAACACCCTAGATTTAATAGGATGCTCCACATTTGAATTAAAAGATTATATTGAATCAAAGTTTACAGACGGTATGTCTTGGGATAATTACGGCAGAGATGGTTGGCACATTGACCATATTAGACCTTGTGCATCATTTGATTTATCTGATACAAAACAACAAGAGGAATGCTTTCACTACACTAATCTTCAACCCTTATGGGCTAAAGATAACTTATCAAAAAAGAATAAATATAAACCATCAACGGAGGAATAAACTATTAGCCATTTTTACACAAGCTCAAAGAACCCACAGTTCTTAGAAGATGTCAAAACGCCACACCAAGCCCTCAAGAACGGCAGAGCGTACCCATCTGTTACTACTGTCCTCGGAATAGTTAAAGACGATTTCCTCGACAGTATTTATACTCCAAGAAAGCTAGTTGAACTAGCCAGAGAAAACCCAAGTACGCATTACTCAATCCTAAAGGATTGGGTGTACGGATTTCGGGAGCATCCATTTACTGGAGAGATGATCTCAAGCTCAGAGTTTGGTACATCTGTTCACAAACGAATCGAGGATTGGTTAATGGACGGCGAGGGTGAAGCCAGTGCTTACGATGATTGGGCAAAGCCATTCGTTGATTGGGTAAATGAAGAAGGTGTGCAAGTCGTTGACTGCGAGTACATTATATCAGATAGTAGATTCAAGATAGCCGGTAGTATTGACTTCATTGGACTAGATAAGAATGAGAAAGTCTTTCTTGCTGATTACAAATGCCGAAGTTGTAAGGACGGCAAGGGTAAGTTCTATCCCAAGGATTGCAAACAGTTAGCCATCGAGAGTGTTATGCTCGCCAGAAAGCTCAAGCTCGATTACTTTCCTAAGGTACGATCAGTCTGCATCGATACTAATACCGCCGAACACTACCACTACGAATGGTCGGACGATGAATTTAATCACTACTTTGAATGTGCCAAACTTTCAGCCAAAACATATTGGATTGAGAGGATGTCACCTAAACCTAAAAAGAATAAAAAGAAAAATGGATAACCCAAACTTAGAATACTACGAAGAATTAATACACGCCGAGGACGCTATACAATTTGACGGACTCGATTACGCTATCGTTGGAGTCAGCGATTGCGGATACTACATATACGATTACGACCGAATGGTTGAGTGCTTCATAACTGACAGTGAAATGACAGAAGAGGAAGCGGTTGAATGGATTAGCTTCAATGTAATGGGAGTCAATGCCGGACAAGGATTTATAGTAATGTACAGCAACGAAGGTATATGAGAAAGTTTGAAATAATTTACAAACACGGGGATATGCATCCAGACTATCGAGGATACCAAGTGAAGTGGGCTAATGATAAAGCCCAAGCAGTTAAATACATTTGTCCTACTAAACCAAGTAAAGATGGATACGGCATAACAAAGAAAGGTGCTAGAGTACAAATCCTAGAAGTCAACGAATTACCCACAGAATAATGATAGCCACTATTGATACTAAAGTTTGCAAAACTTGCAACGAAGAATTACCTCTCGACCAGTTCTATGGAAATGGTACTACGCCGAACGGCACAAAAAAATATAAGCCAAGCTGTAAGACTTGTGAGAACAAGGGACAATCTTTAAGATACCAAGGTATCATCGAGGAATATTTCGGCGGATGGAAATGCAACCGATGTGGATTCGAGGGTAAGTCTCAGCAATTTGATTGCCACCATATTGATCCCACTACGAAGAGGGATACAATATCGAATCTAAGAACATCTTTTAATTTACTGAAGGAAGAACTAAAGAAGTGTGAGCTTCTATGTGCTAACTGTCATAGATTAACAGACGATTACTAATGAAGTACCTACCTCAAAGTAAATTAGCACAGTGGAGAAAGAAGAATGCACCCACGAAATGCCCACTTGTTGAGTACAAAACCTCGAATTGGGTAGTAGATCACGACCACACCAGTGGCTTTGTAAGGGGCGTTGTGTCCTCAGAAGGTAATGCCTTTCTGGGTCGTATAGAAAACGCCTTCAAGAGGCTTTCTCGTGGTGCTAAGAAGGCATCTCTGCCCACTATCCTACGTAATATGGCTTCGTATCTTGAACAAGAAGACACTCACTTGATTCACCCAGAAGGATTCCGCCAACTGTACAAAAGATTTTTTTCACTAAACAAGGATTTACAACTTGACATCCTCTTAAAATTTGGCACAAACAGAGACGACATCTCGAAATGTTCCAACGCAAAAGAGAGAACAGATTTATACAAAAAAATACTGAAAGGAAAATATGACTAAAAACATCAGACAAAAACTCCAAGGGATTCAATCATCCCTTAAAGCTCCTAAGGGGCAAACTAATAAGTTCGGCGGATACAAATACAGATCAGCCGAAGATATACTAGAAGCAGTCAAACCATTACTCAATGAGTGGCAATGCGTTTTGACAGTCCAAGATGAAGTTGTCGAGATCGGCGGCAGAGTATATGTAAAAGCTACGGCTCGTATCTCTGATACTGAACACGATAACTCAGTTGAGACTACCGCTTTTGCTCGTGAAGCAGAAGTAAAGAAAGGTATGGACGATGCACAGATTACTGGATCAGCCAGTTCTTACGCTCGTAAGTACGCCCTCAATGGTTTATTATGTATCGATGATACAAAAGACCCGGACGCTACTAACGATCACGGCAAGTCCCAACCGAAAGCCGTTGCTAAATCTAAGACACCCACCAAGGCAGTTCAAAAGACAGATGCCTTTGATGGACTAATGTAATTTTAATATATAATAATAATAACAATGAGTAAATACGATAATACAGATAAAGGTGCCCTATTCAAGAACGATAAAGAAAACGAACGTCAACCGGACTTTCGTGGAACTATCAATGTTGGAGGCACAGACTACCAACTAGCCGCTTGGGTTAAAACAAGTGACAAGGTTGGCAAATACTTCTCTCTATCAGTTTCTGAATCCCAGAAGCAGACTAAGAAAGAAGCAGTAGCGACTGAAGAAGATCCTTTCTAATGTCTTCTACTTTACCAGACTCTGGAGCTAGAACCGCCTTCGATACGGGGGCGGTTCGAGACTCTATGAAGGGCAAAGGTATGCCCAGTATGATACCTACTTGTGCAATTATGGCTATGGCTAGACGCTTCGAGGACGGAGCTACTAAGTACGGAGCTGATAATTGGAGGAAGGGTATTCCTACATCACGGTACTGCGATGCGGCGTACAGACATCTTATGCAATGCAGAGATAAGGACGCTACCGAAGATCACTTCGGGGCAGTACTTTGGAATATGGCTTGTTGGCTATGGACTGTTAAAGCCATAGAGGACAACGAGTTACCAAAAGAATTGGACGATATACAAAACTAAAAATGGACTCAAATGATATGATAATACTCTATGACTAATAAACTTCTTAACAATCTATATGACGGAGTTGACCTCGCAATACACTTACAGAATGAGGCAACTGAAAACAAAATTGAAAGCGAAAAAAAGAATCACCTTAGATATTTAGGACAATGCCTAAGGGTTATGAAAGAACAAATAGATGATGGAAGAAAACGAATTAAAGATACCGAAGAATGTGGATGCCGAGGAGAGAGTCCTTGCTCACTGTCTGGCTGACGGAAGCAGTGACTTCTACGACAGCATTGCTCACAAGATAAAGGCAGATGACTTTTATCTTTTTAGACATAACTTAGTTTTTCAAAGTGTCAGTTCACTCGCCCAAAAGGGCGAACCCTTAAACGAAATCTCATTGATAGAGGAGCTTAAACGTTCCTCTAGCTTTGAGGACGTTGACGGAATGACAATGATAAGCACTTTAATGGAAAAGCACACATCTACTTTAGATGCCCAGAATTGTGCCAATGTTGTGAAGGAGAAATCAAACCTTCGCAAGATGATAAGAACTTTCAAGGTTGCTCTTGAGAAAGCCGAGGACGAATCCGAAGAAACGGAAACAATCCGAGGTGATGTAGAGAGTAGTCTTTTGGACTTAGAGACCACAACTGGTTTTGATATGACCATTAGTAACGCCGTTGAAGAACTTCAAACAGAGTTCGAGCAGCAGTTATCCGGCGAATGGACAGAGGACGTAGTCAAGACCCACATCCCACACCTAGACGAGAAGCTAGGCAACGGAGGTATCGGAGCCGGCGAGGTTGTGGTTATCTCTGCTCCTACATCTTGTGGTAAATCC